TCCTATGGCGATGATGATTATCAGATCGTCGGCGTTTTGGATCACCCGAACATTCCAGTAACTACCTCTGCTGGCTGGACTACAGGCGAGATCGCGTCTGGTGAACTGGAAGATGCAGTATCAGCAATCGAGACGGTAACTAAAGGCCTGCACTCTGCGAACGTGATCGCACTGCCGCCAAGCGCCTTTAAAATCCTGTCCAAGCCGATGCCAAACACCAACACGTCTTACATGACCTTCTTCAACCAGCAGTATCCTGGTATGCAGTGGATTCGTGTTAACGAGCTGGAAGACATCGATGGCGCAGGCACTAAGGCCGCTCTGGTAATGGAGCGTAACGCTGATAACGCCTCCATGGAAATCCCGCAGCCGTTCGAACAACTGCCACCTCAGGCTAACAACCTGGCATTCAAGATTCCATGTCACAGCCGCGCTACCGGCGTACAGGTTTACCTGCCGCTGACCCTGCATCTCATCAAAGGCATTTAAGAGGCTTCGGCCTCTTTTCTTAAGGATTACCAATGAAGATTACAAACGCATCAGCACGACTGTATTACATCGACGGACAACAACTTGCCCCGGGCCAGACTGCCGAAGTTGATGAGAAGTGGAAAAATAACAAATCCGTCCAGGCCTCCATCACAAAAGGTGAGCTGAAAGTAGCCAGCAAAGGCGAAACCGTAACGGCCACTCAAATCCAAAAAAATGAAGTCGCAGAAAATGCGAAATCTGGCAAGGGCAAGGGTGGGAAAGGGAAAGCTCCTGCTGAACAAGAGCAACAGGAAGCTGGTTCTGATGAAGTAAATGCTGAAGTTCAGCAGCAAGAAGATAAGGTAGACGAGTAATGAACATTGCCGCATTTGAAGGTCTTACGCCTCTGGAAATCTTCCGCAAGCTAGCGCCTGAATTTGCGGCTGTTCCTGATGAGGTTGTTCAGGGTTACATCGACCTGGCATCACTGTTTGTCTGCGAAGACGAGTACGGAGATGCCTATAACGTAGCTCTGGCTCTAATGGCGGCCCATATCATGGCATCGCCTGGCGGTTACTCTGATAACGGCTCTACATCATCTGGTCGCATCCTCTCACGCAAGGAAGGTGATCTGGCAATCACTTATGGCAACGTATCAAGTGATTCCAGTTACCTCAGCGGGACTACATACGGAAATCTGCTACAACTCCTCCGCAAGAAGAGGGGGGCAGGATTCTCGATTATGACTCGCGGAGTCGTGGGGGGGTGCTTGTGTCCGTAAAAATCACAGACAACAAGCGGCAATGGGAAAGGTTCAGGCGAGAGCTCAAGGCAACCGGAAGCAAAGAGGTAGTTGTCGGCATCCAGAAGGGCGAGGTTAATGATGGAGTGCTTGTCGCTGAATACGCAGCATGGAACGAATTCGGCACGAGGACAATTCCATCACGCCCATTCATGCGCACATACTTCGACACATCGGCCTCTCGGCTGGAAAGGTTCGCTACAAATGGAGTAACGCAAATTCTCCTCGGCAGAGCAAGCTTCTCTCAGTTTCTGAATGCGGCAGGCGTATTTATGGTTGATGGCGTCAAGAAGAGCATATCTGGAGACGCCTGGACCCCAAACTCTCCAGTGACGATAGCGCTGAAGGGGTCATCAAAGCCGCTTATAGACACTGGCGTAATGCTTAATTCAGTCACCTTCGCCATTCATGATTACGGAAGGTCACAATGAGCAATCCGTTTCGCAGGCCTTATCAGGTATTTACTCCATCGCCTTCGGCTTTGGTTAACGGCGTCATTGTTGATGGGGTAATGACGGAGTCAACCGCTTACTTCAGCGTGCAAAGTATTAAAGATACGCAGGAGATTGAGAGTCTGGAAGGAGGGAGGAGGTTAACTGATTATCGCCGGCTGTACAGCGACACAAAGCTTCAGATTACTGATGATTTCCCCATGGCTCAGCCTTCACTTGTCGTTATTGATGGCTTTAACTACGAAGTTAAGCACCGTGAACCATGGCAAAACGGAATCATACCCCACTATAAATATTATGTGGTAAGGAAACGCGATGGCTGAAACCACAGTATCAACCTTCGTTCCTGATGCTGTAGAGTCTGCCGCTTACCGTGTTTTGTCCCAGCTATTACCCGTACCTCTCGCTTACGCCAATCAGAATAACTCCCGGCTTCCTCTGCCTTATGCCACGCTTCGTGTATCAACGCGTACGACCATTGGCAGGGATGAGCATGGCGAAGTAGATGATGAGGGTGTAATGCCGTCACACGGCGTTAGAGAAGGAACGGTGATGGTTAATGTGTACGGCGGAAGCGCACGAGAGCATTGCGACGATCTGATTAATAACATCCGTAAAACCACATCACGCTACCTGATGCGCAGAGAAAAATTCGTTATCGCAAACAGCGCCCAGGTTAACGACCTTACAGGTCTGCGAGATGAAGCAAACTTCGAAGCGATGGCGAATGTAGACCTTACATTCCGCTACACCGGCAAGTACACGGATAACGTAGGGCTCATAGAAACCGTTGATGCGACAGGCGACATCGGCGGAATAGAAACACACCTCACTATCGCCGTCACATCTGACTAATCAACACGGAGTTTCATCAATGGCAAATCTAAGCCAGATTGCCAACGTGACTATTTCGCTGGACACAGCGAGTATCGCGAAGGCGTCATTCGGCATTCCACTTGCAGTTTCGCCTACAACGGCATTCAGTGAGCGAATCCGGAAATATTCAAGCTACAGTGCGGCACAGCAGGACGGACTTGACCCGCAGACGCTCAAAGCGCTCTCAGCAGTATTTAGTCAGACCCCGCGCCCAAATCAGGCATGGGTAGGTCGCCGAAACGCCGTTTCTGTTGATCTGACAGTAACCAACGCGACGATCACAATGGGCAACATTTTCGCATTCAGCGTGAATGGCACCACCGTAACGTACACCGCAGCGAGCGGCGATGATGCTTCTGACGTATATACCGGTCTGAAAACAGCGCTGGCGGCACAATCTGTAGTTGATGCGTTGTTTACCAGCACCGCTGATGCTGAAGGGCTGCACCTGGTAGTGAAAGTTCCTGAGACAGCAACCATCGTTAAGCCAGTGACCAACCTGTCAATCGCAACCGCAGGCTCAGCAGACGGATTAGAAGCGGACCTTAACGCCATTCAGCAGGAAGACCCGGGCTGGTACGGCTTTGCTCTGGTAGAGCGTGGTGACGCACTAATTCAGGATGCGGCGGCATGGGCTGAGACGCAGACCAAACTGTTCTTCGCGTGCAGCAATACTGCTGATATCTGGACATCTGCTAATGACGATATCGCATCTCAGTTGCAGGACCTGCAATATCTGCGTACAGCTCTGATTGCTCACAAGGCAGCAGCGACTGAGTATCCTGAAATGGCATGGATGGGTCGATGCTTCACCATCGCGCCCGGTGGCGAAACGTGGGCGCTTAAAACACTGGCATCCATCACGCCTAGCAAGTTCAGCGACACAGAGCAGAGCTACATCTTCCAGAAGAACGCCAATGCTTACGAGCAGTACGCCGAAAATACCTACCTGATAAACAAAGGCAAGGTTGCATCTGGCGAATGGATTGATGTTGTGCGATTCCGTGACTGGCTTGTAGACACCATTCAGAAGAATATGGCTTCTCTGGTGATCCGCCAGAAGAAGGTGCCTTACACCAACGGCGGTATTGCCCTCATCGTCAACAACCTGAACGGTTCACTTATTCAGGGGCAGCAGGCAGGTGGAATCGCTCCTGATGAGCGTGACAGCGAAGGCAACACAATCCCTGGGTTCCGTATCACTTATCCAAATGCAGCAGACGTTTCTGCTGATATCAAAGCTACCCGAACTCTCTATATCGAGTTTGTGGCGCTTCTGGCTGGCGCAATCCAGGTGGTCGAAATCAAAGGCTCACTCACCTATAGCTACGAGGGCTAATTATGGCTGCTGAATTAACTGGCTCTTATGACGGCTCAGAAGTATTTGTCACTATCGGCCCGCTTCTATTAACCGGCTTCAGTGATGGAGACTCCATTACTGCTCGTAAGAACGCCAACTTCTATGAATCACGCGCAGGTCTCGATGGCTCAGTAGGTCGCGCGCGCGTAACGGATAAGCGCGGGCAGATCGAGCTTCATCTTTTGCAGACATCCGCGGCAAACGACGAACTATCTGCACTGATGAACCTTGATTCATTAACGCAGGACGGCAAGGCAGTGTATCCGGTATCAGTAACTGACTTCTCTGGTCGCACTGTTATCGCAGCAGGCCAGGCGTGGCTTTATCAGCTTGGCGACGTGGCCTTCTCAACTAACGAGGTTGGTGAACGCATTTACACCTTTGAGTGTGCTGACCTGAAATTCTCCCTCGGTGGTAACAACGTTTAACAATGCCGCCTTCGGGCGGTTTTTTTGAGGTCCATATGTCTCAGGAATTCGCAACCTTCCATATCGGTGACAAAGAGTTTAAAGCCGCCAAAATGAACGCCTTCGCTGCGGCAAAACATCTAGTGAAGCTGAAAACCTTGCTGGATAAAGGTCTGGCTTCAGGCGGTGATGCAAACGCCATTCAGTTACTGGCGGGCATCGATGAGAAAACGCTGGAGGAGGTCATCATTCCTATCCTGCGCGACTCATCAACATTCAGCGTTACTGACGAGAAGAAAATTGACAGCCCTAACGCAATGAACCTCGTGTTCACCGTAGACACGCTGTTCGACTTCTTCGAGCTGTGCTGGGAAGTTCTGAAGCTCAACTTCACCCCTTTTTTTACGAAAGTTCTCACCCTGTTTGGGTTAAGCCCAGAAGAGCTGGCAAATCGGGTTCAGTCACTGGCGAAAAGCGCGACCCGGGAAAGCTAAGGGAAGATGTTGAAACAGAGCTATGGGTGTGGCGGCCAATAATGAGAAATATGTGTACGGTTGCAGAGGTGAAGTCAGGCCTTATCACATGCGAAGACCTGCTCAAGCTTAACGCCCTCATAGAGATGACCGACTATCTGAACACGCCAATGGAGAAGTAAATGGTTATTCGAGAATTTCTGATCCGCCTCGGTCTTACCGGCTCAGATAGTGTTGGTCGAGGCCTGGACAGGGTAGACGGAAAGGTCGACAAAACCATTCAGTCATTCAATGCGCTTGGCGGCGTTCTTGCTACAGTATTCGGTGCTGTAACCATCTCAAACATTGCCAAAACCGCTGACGAGATGCAGTCTCTGGAGGCTCGCATTGGAATGCTGCCGCAGACCATCACTACCGGCGCAGAGGCGTTCGACACTGTGGCTCAAAGGGCAAGTGCAGCAAGGCAGGGGATTGAAGAGTACGCATCATTTTACATCAAGGCTGGTAACGCCACTCAGGACTTCTATAAAGACCAGGAGCAGGTTTTACAGCTTACCGATGCAGTCTCCATAGCGCTTGCTGCTTCAGGCTCAACAGCAGTGGCTCAGGGGCAGGCCTTCTTCCAGCTTGGTCAGGCAATTGGTTCTCCAACTGTCCAGATGGAAGAGATGAATACGCTTATTGACGTGGCTCCTGACCTGTTCAGAGCGCTTGGTAAAGCTATTCCAGGGGCGAACAATAACCTTAAGGCTTTCATCTCCACCGGCAAGGTGACTGGGAAAATGCTTGCTGAAGGGTTGATTAAGGTACTCCCGCAATTCGTCGACCAGTTTAAACAAATGCCTATGACTATTGGTCAGGCGCTTGTTCTTGTAAATAACAGATGGTCGATGTTTATCAACAGGCTTAACCGCAGCAGCGGAGCTGTGACATGGGTGGCAAATAAGTTCCTGTGGATGGCTGATAAAATCGAGTATGCACTGGACTCAGTTATCGATGCTCTTGGTGGCGCAGAGAATGCCGTAAAAATGCTTGGAGTGGCTCTTGGTGCAGCAGGCCTTGTAGGTTCTGTTTATCTCCTATCAGCAGCATTTACCGCACTCACAAGCCCTGTATTTTTGGTGATAGCTGCACTTGCTGCTCTGTTTCTTGTTGGTGAGGACATCAACTCCTGGCTCAATGGCAATAAATCGCTTCTGGGAGAAATGATCGGTCCTGTTTCTGAGTACACCGATTCAATCAACTCTTTGAAAGTGGCACTTACAGACATGAAGGATATGGCTGTATGGGCGCTGAATGTTCTCAACAGTCTGGCAAACTTCTTTAATTCCAGTCAGGACAAAGTTCAGGAGTGGGGCGATCAGTTAGGAACAACAAAATTCGCGCCATGGCTGAAGGAAAAGGCAGGGTGGCTTGTTGAAGACCTAGGTAAATGGGCGTCATGGGGCAATGCACAAACCAACGGTGCATTTGATATCCCCAGGATGTGGTCAGATACGCTTGCAGGGGTGAGAGGCTTCAACCAGGACGCAAAAGGTGGAAATACTCTACTCCCCAGCTATCAATCTCTTGCATTGCCACCGCCATCAGCAGCGTCTGGTCCTAAGATAGACGTCAACATCGGCAATATCTCAGTGCCTGCCGGAACGTCTGACGAGCAGGTTAAATTCCTTCAGGATAGCGCCAAATCAGCATTCAGTGACTACGGATGGAATGCGCTGGGTAACACATTAAACTTCAACACTGGAGGTTAGCATGGCAACTGATGTGCTTGGCTTCCTCTGGAACTCGTCAGGCGATAGCACCTTCAGGCTTAATGACCCTGGCGTCGGCAATCTTGAGTTTGACACGCTGGACCAGGAGACCCATGAGTGGACACGCGATGTGACAATGAATCCCGTAGAAAACGGGTCGCCAATATCAGATCACATCATCCGTCAGCCGAAAAAGATAACCGTTGCAGGCATGATAAGTAATGCACCAGTGACAGGGGTGTTAACTCAGGCAGCAAACGCTCTGGATAGCGGCTTCGACGGGGAAGACAGGGTTAACACAGCGATCAAGCTGCTTGACTCGCTCTATATTTCAAACGAACTGGTAACTATCTACACCAAAAACTACACCTACGAGAATATGCTCATTCAGGGAATTAACATTCCCAGAAGGGTGGATGATGGCGATGCGGTCAATTTTACGATAGATGCTGTTCAGGCAAATATCGTCAGCACAGCTACGACAGAGGTTCCTCCTGGTGTAGGCGTCAGGAAAACGGATACGACCAGTAATGGCAGTACTGCTAAAGCCGGAACATCAAACTCAGCAGACCCAGCTACGGCTAACCGGGCTACGCCAACCAAAAACGTTGGCAAGAATACGGGTTCAATCCTGAGTCAGGCTTTGGACGGGTTATCCGGTTCGGGCGGTAAGCTTCAGGAATATCTCGGCAACATCATAGGTAATGTCACCCCATGACCCCACTAAACTTTCAGGCTGGATTTACTGACCAGACATTGCAGGCTGTTTTCGACGATACACCGGTTACGCTTCGCCTGCGATGGAATGAGCGCCTTGGCTTCTGGTCGCTTGGTATCTATGACCGTGAGTCATTGCCCATCATAACTGCAGTTAAGCTTGTACAGAATTACCCGCTTCTAAAGAACTTCAGTTTCGATAATTTCTCCGGAGATATCTACTTCATCCGTACGTATGGTGAAAAGGTTCGTCCTGATATCGATTCGATTGGAGGCGATCACCTGTTGGTGTATGCCACTAAGGAAGAAATAGATGAGTTTGTTTCTGCGAACGGGTGAAATCATTGTAGGCCAGCCTCAGGGTGAGGCAGTAAGCATTAAAGACCTGCGATTTGAGTTCGGCATCACCAAAACAGCCAGCAAAACCGCCAACGAAGCATCACTCAAAATCTACAACGCCGCCCCCACGACAATCACTTTGATGGAGACCGTAAATAACGTGGTCATCATCAAGGCTGGCTACGTCAATGACATCGGAGCTATCACCATCTTCACTGGTACAACATGCCGTAGCCGGACGTATCAGGACGGTCCTGACATCATCACGGAGATGGAATTAAGGGACAGCGTCATACCTTTACGCGACGCCAAGATAAGCGTTTCCTTCCCTCCAAATACGTCAGCAATGACCGTACTGGATGGGGTGGCGAAGAACTTCGGACTGCCAATCAAGAAGAGCATCAGCAAGGTTCAGGATAAGCAGTACGTCGGCGGGTATGCCTATAACGGTAGGGTGCGTGATGCTATGGACAGGGTCTGTAATTATCTTGGGCTGGAGTGGAGCGCTCAGGATAGCGAAATACAGATTATCAAAAAGGGTGGCGTCTATGCAGACACGGCTGTCGTGCTGTCGAAAGACACTGGCATGATCGGATATCCCCGCCGTGAAGCAAAAACCATGACCGAGAAGACGGCAGCCAAGCAGGGCATCAAATACGGTCAGAAAGGGATCGTCAGGACGGTTGTGGATGTAGAAGACCCAACGGCTAAACTAAAAGACCGGGTCACTCTTGAGGTGCAGGGCTACCGGGTGAAATCACTGCTCAATCCTGCCATTTATCCTGGTGCTTATGTTCAGCTTAAATCTCGCGGAATTGATGGGGAATTCTTCCGTGTTGAAGAAGCACATTACACCGGAGATACGCACGGGCAGGAATGGAGCGTGGAAGCGCTATTGAGGTTTATCTGATGGCTGATAACAGTGATGTAGTAGAAGCGCTTAGGCGGCTTGTAAGCTCCGAAATGGACACGGTAAACACCGCACTTCCATGCACTGTGGTTAGTTACTCAGGCGGCAAGGTAACGGTAAAGCCAGATGGCGAGAAAATATACGCAGATGGCGATACCAATGCCTATCCGGTACTGACCGATTTGCGTATGGTGTGGCCGCAGTTTGCAAACGGTCAGGCCGGATTGAAAGGCCCCGTCCAGGCTGGTGATAAATGCCTTTTGGTGGTCTGCCAGCAGGCAACCGATGGCAGCGACGACACAAGGCGATTCGACATCATCGACTCATACGTTATCCCTGGTGCTGGTTATAGTGATGCAGTCCCTGGCAACGATGACGTGAGAATGTATTTTGGCGATGCCTTCATTGCTATCGATGCCAACGGGAAAATGACCATTAATGCTCCAGGTGGGGTGGAAGAAACAACACCGTTGCATACCGTTAAAGGAAGCATGACCGTTGAGCAGTTGTTCACTTACCAGGGCGGCATGACTGGCTCGGGCGGTGAAACATCGGTAGCTACCATAACCGGCACGATGCAGGTGATTGGTGATGTGGTTATCAATGGCATCAGAATAGGCACTCACCGTCACCAAGGTGATAGCGGTGGCACTACAGGAGGCCCGGAGAACTAATGATTGATTTCAGACTTACAGATAACAAAGTCGTGTTCACTAACGGCCTTCTTCAGTACGTAGATGGAGCTGAGCGCGTCAGGCAGCAGGTAGAATTCAGGCTTAACCTGTGGCGCGGAGAGTGGTTCCTTGATAGTCAATTCGGAACGCCGTACTTACAAGATATTCTCGGTAAGCAGGTAACACTTAATGGTGCGCTATCAGCCATCCGTACAGAAATCCTCGCTGTAGAAGGTGTTACCGGCATAGTTGAGTTTACCTACAACTTTGACCGGGCAGAGCGAAAGCTGAGCATAGAGTTTACAGCCAACACTGAGTACGGGTTGGTGCAGTACCCCTGATAAATAATCCCTTCAATATGCCTCGCCAATGTGCGGGGCTTTTTTATGCCTGAAATAAGGTGCATATGGCTGATTACATTACTGCGACAGGCTTTGACAAGCCGACATTACCGGAGATGGTTCAGGAAATCGGTGATGCAATGGAAACGGTCGTCGGGCCGATTAACAGAGAGGCTGATTCGACCACCGGACAGTGGATCGGAATTGAAGCTGAGCAAAACGCAATTCACTTCGAAACTGAAGAGGAGTTGTGGGCTAGCCGGTTTCTTGCTTCTGCTGAGGGATTCGCTCTTGATGCTCTTGGCGACTGGATGGGTGGGATTACCCGGCATGGCAAAACCACGACAAAAGTGAACGCCGTTATTTATGGCTCTGAATCACGACTTGTTCCTTCTGGTTCTTTAGCTTCTTTCGGTAATTACCAGTTCAGACTGACGGCAGATTATACCATCTCACGCTCGACGCTTCTGGATGGAGAGGTGAGGGTATCTAACAACACACAAACCAGTTACACGGTACGGATTGCTGGCGTTGATCATACCTACACGAAAGTTGCAGGAGACACGGTAAACACCATTGCTACAGGCCTTGCCGCAGTAGTGGACTCAACAAGCCAGTATTCAGCCACAGCAAACGGCTCAGTTATCAGACTCACCTCTGAAAACCTTATTGAAGGTTACGCAGTGTCGCTTAGCGCTGGGCTGGCGTGGCAGTTAATTGGTTCACCGGCAATCTTTGAGGCTACTGAAGCAGGTCCGATTGTCGTTCCTGTTGGTGGATTAAACAATCCTGTAAGTGCGATCACCGGATGGACCGGAGTTAATAACCTCGTTCAGGGGGCTACCGGCTCCGACCGGGAATCAGACACGGATTATCGCCAGCGTTTATACCAGAGCAGAGCGTCATCTGGCGGTGCTGCCACAATCCCAGCAATTGAGACTCGCCTGATTACGGAAGTCAGCGGCGTAACCTTAGCAAAAGTCATTGAAAACGACACTATGGCGACAGTGGACAGCATTCCTCCAAAAGCCATCCACACTATCGTTTCTGGCGGTCTTGAGCAGGACATTGCTGACGCAATCTGGAAGTACAAAGGGGCTGGCATAGCGACATACGGCTCAATTGCGATCACTGTGTATGACCGGTACGAAAGACCACATCTGGTTAACTTCTCACGCCCAACAGAAGTGGATATTTACGTCAAAGTTGACGTTGTTCTTCTGGATGCTGAGGAGCCATTACCTGCGACTGTTGTGGACGCTATCAAGCAGGGTGTTGTTGCTTACGGTGCGACGCTTGGTCTTGGAGATGACGTTATTACCCAGCGCATTTACGGCTACATCTATGCCAATACCACCGGCATCGGGAAGATGACCATCACCGTCAGCACTGACGGAACTACGTTTGCAGAAAGTAACATCTCCGTTGCTGAAAACTCATTTGCTTCGTTCTCCGCTGCCAATGTGGAGGTCACAGGTGTCTGATGATTGGATTGATATCGATTTTCTTGCGTTGATACGGCAGAGGCCTACTGACTGGCTTAAAAAAGGCGGTCAGGTTCCAGATCTCTTTGCTGCTGTTGGCGTACTTCATCCTGAAATTGAAGCGCGCGCCAAATACATCTACCTGACGCAAAGCATTTACAACGCCCACGGTATAGAGCTGGACAGGTTTGGTCAGTATGTTGATGTCGGTCGGGATGGGATGTCTGACGATGATTATCGCCGGGCAATCATGCAGGCGAAACTGGCGACTGCGTTCAGCGGAACGCCAGATAACGTCATGGTTGTAACGGCAACCACTACTTCAAGCACTGATGTCGAACTGGTTGAGATTTATCCTGCCGCTTTCAGCGTCCATGCAACCGGACCTTATGTACCGACAAACATCAATGCCATCGTCGACCGCGCTTCTGTTGCTGGCGTACGAGCTTATTCAACGCACGATTATGGCCTAAATGGGTTCTCCCTGGCAGGAATAGACACCAATTCAGGGCAGGCCTTACAAGTGGGTCCTAATACCGCTATGCAGGTAGATACAGACACGGCGCTTGGACTTAACCGTGGGTCTGTATTCATCTCAGGCTCATACCTGGATGCGGCTGGGTCAGTGTCTGGCGTACTAGAAGTAAACGGCTCATATCTCGGCGTCGCTGACGACGATTATCTTCTTATTTTCTCCCGTGACTATGGCGTCACCGGGACGATGCTCTGTGGCGCTATGCCTAAGTGAGAAATTAAATGGCTATAACATCATTTGCAGATACTGACGTCACTTATGAGGACGGGCAGAAAAACAAAGAACCAATTCCAGATGAAATTCTTGCCAGCGGGTTTGTGCCTCCCGTTCGCATGCCAGATGGATCAATCTCAGCAGGTAGCAAGCTCGCAGCCAATCACCTCAATACACTACTTAACGACTTATACGCGCAAATAGCTGACCTGAAAGCACGCGTGACAGTGCTTGAGGGGGCTTAATGGCAGATATCACTCTAAAATATTTAACAGATTTGCCAGCAGCCGCTTCGGCAGCGTTGACTGATTTGTTGCATGTAAATCAGTCAGGAAATGACAGGTCTCTTACCGTTTCAACTCTGCTCAAAGCAATTGTTGATGGTGTATATCCAATCGGAAGCGCTCATTTTTTTACTAATACAACAAATCCAAATGTCATATGGCCAGGAACTACATGGGCCAGAATGATGTCGCCCCCTGAAACACCAGACAGTAGCTGTATCTCCAGATAAGAGATAGGCTTGAATATATGTCTAACACTAACACCAATTTTGAGATGACCGGGAT